TGGGAAGAGATTAATTTAGAGGCTGAAAGTTTAGAAGAACTAGATCTCATATAATTGTTGGCTGTAAGAAAGAAATATAGCTTTAAGAGTGACGCAAGTAACTAGCTTAACCGCAAACCGCAGATAAAACCCACATCCTATAGAAATGACAGTAAGAACCCTTTAAAAGCCTGCAACTTAGTCTGTAAGGGGTCTGTCTCTTAGAGCAGATCCTCAGGTATGCTTTAATAAAGAGTCTTGAGAGTGAACCTTGGTGGCTACCTGAGTTTTATGTGGGGTTTCTGTTGAGGGTCCGGGCCAGAAACTCTGCAGTTGGCGCCCGAACAGGGACTTGAAGGGAGGTTATAGCTTGTGAAGTGAGTGTAACTTAGGAGCTTTGCAGGCTCTCTGAGTCTCGGCTTCAAGAAGTTGCCTCACAAAGCAAGCAAAAACCTGAGAGAGAAAGAACAGTTTGGACTCCCAGCAACTCTGAAATATTGAGTGCTTGGTTGAAGAGATACAAACTGTTCTAATCTCCCTTTGTCATCCCTGTAGGCTAGGAGAATTTTCCTTCTAGGTTCTCAAGCGGGACACCAAGCCAGGTGATTTCGTCGCGGACAGCCGACAAGGTAAGAGATGGGGAATAACCAAGGAAAAGAGTTAAAGGCAGCCTTAAGAAGAGCATGTAACGTTACAGTAGGAGAAGGGAAAAGGAGTAAGCGCTATACTGAAGGAAACTTGATGTGGGCTATCAAGTTTGGTAATGCCTGTACAGGACGAGACCCTGCCGATGTTCCTGAAACATTGGTAGAGATTAGAAATTTTATTCATGAGTTACAGGACAAATTGCAAAAATTTGGAGGAAGTAAAGAATTAGAGAATTGTATAAAAACCTTAAAAGTTCTTACAGTGGCAGGAGTACTTAAATTACCTTGTCAGAATACTGAAAGTGCTATTAAATTGTATGAAACAATGGGACTATTAGGACCTGCCACTGACAAGAAAATAGAAGAGAATCTTGAAGAAAAGCCAGCAGAAGCTTATCCAGTTCAGGTAGCTAATGGAGTTCATCAACATGTATCATTTAATCCTAGAACAGCAGCAATCTGGATGGAAAAAGCTAGAGGAGGATTAGGATCAGAAGAAGCAGTATTATGGTTTACTGCCTTTTCAGCAGATTTAACAGCTACAGATATGGCAAGCTTAATCACTGCAGCGCCTGGATGTGCTGCTGATAAAAAGATCATAGATGACAAGTTAAAAGAATTGACAGCAAAATATGCTCAAGACCATCCTGATGGTCCAAGGCCATTGCCATATTTTACTGCAGAAGAAATAATGGGGATAGGGATACCACAAAATGTTCAGTCACAACCACAGTATGGTCCTGCTAGAGCTCAAGCTAGATTATGGTTTTTAGAAGCTTTGGGACACTTACAAAAAATTAAAGCAGGAGAGCCAAAAGCAGTCACCTTAAGACAAGGTCCTAAAGAATCTTATAAAGATTTTATTGATAGATTGTTTCAACAAATAGATCAAGAACAAGCTTCAGATGAAGTTAGAGATTATTTGAAACAATCTCTCAGTATAAGTAATGCAAATGGGGAGTGTAGAAAAGCTATGACTCATTTAAGACCCGAAAGTACTTTAGAAGAAAAATTAAGAGCATGTCAAGATATTGGATCTACTCAATATAAAATGCAAATGCTTGCTGAAGCTTTCAATCAAATGCAAGTAAATCAAGTACAGAGAGGAGGATTTAGAGGAGGAAGAGGAGGAAATAGAGGTAGAGGTGGAAGAGGAAGAGGCCGTGGGCGTGGACTTGGACCTTTAAATTGCTTTAATTGTGGAAAACCAGGTCATCTAGCCTCTCAGTGTAGACAACCTATAAAATGTTATAAATGTGGAGGATCAGGACACCTTGCAATAGATTGCCTGGGAGGAAATGATTCAAAAAACGGACAAAACAGGGGAACTGCTGCCCCCCGTCAATTTCAAGTGCAGCAGAACAATACTCTGTATCCCTCTTTGAAGGAAATGCAAACAGAACCAACTGCTCCACCTATGGAAATTTAGTGACCTTAGAGGAAAGGCCTCATTTAGTAATAAGAGTGAATGGAAGGCCAATAAATTTTTTAGTTGATACAGGAGCAGATATAACTATTATTAATAAAAGGGATTGGGAACAATTAAATAGTATCTTTGATGGATATCAAAATATGCAAGGAGTAGGAGGAACTAACAGAGGAGAAAAATATATAAATGTACATTTTGAAGCATATTTTGATAAAGAAGTAAGATGTATTTGTAATGGAAAGATTTGTGTAATTCCCCAGAATAATTTATTAGAGCCGTTATTTGGGAGAGACAATATGAAATTGCTAGACATCAAGTTGGTAATGGCTAATATTTCTACAAAAATCCCTATAGTAAAAGCAAAATTGGTAGATCCTAATAAAGGACCAAAAATAAAACAATGGCCTCTAACTAATGAAAAAATAGAAGCATTAACAGAAATAGTAGAGAGGTTAGAGACTGAAGGAAAGGTAAAAAGAGCAGATCCTAATAATCCTTGGAATACTCCAATTTTTTGCATAAAGAAGAAATCAGGAAAATGGAGAATGTTAATAGATTTTAGAGAATTAAATAAATTAACTTTAAAAGGTGCAGAAGTACAATTAGGATTACCACATCCAGCAGGATTGTCTATGAGAAAACAGGTAACAGTACTAGATATAGGAGATGCCTATTTTACTATACCTTTAGACCCTGATTATCAACCATATACAGCTTTTACTTTACCTAATAAAAATAATCAAGGACCAGGAAGAAGGTATGTATGGTGTAGTTTACCACAAGGATGGGTATTAAGTCCTTTAATATATCAAAGTACTTTAGATAATATTTTACAACCATGGAGAAAGAAATATCCTAATATTGATGTATATCAATATATGGATGATATATATATAGGATCAGATTTCTCAAGATTGGAACATGAAAAAATTATACAAGAATTAAGAGACTTATTGATCTTTTGGGGATTTGAAACTCCTGAAGATAAATTACAACAAGAACCACCCTATAAGTGGATGGGATATACTTTATATCCTAATAAATGGACTATTCAAAAAACAAAATTAGATATTCCTGAAGTTCCAACTTTGAATCAATTACAAAAATTAGCAGGAGTTATAAATTGGGCCACACAAAATGTAGGAGGGATAAAAATAAAGGCCTTAACTGAATTAATGAAAGGAAATCAACAATTAGATAGTTATAGACAGTGGACTCCAGAAGCTTTGGGACACTTACAAAAAATTAAAGCAGGAGAGCCAAAAGCAGTCACCTTAAGACAAGGTCCTAAAGAATCTTATAAAGATTTTATTGATAGATTGTTTCAACAAATAGATCAAGAACAAGCTTTAGAAGAAGTAAGAATAGCTAAAGAAGCTATAGAAAATTTAACAGACATGAGTTATTTTGATAATAAAAAACCTGTCTATTGTAAATTTAGTATTGTAGGTGTTCATCAAGTAGCATATATAGTATATCAAGATCAAGGACAATTATGGATGGGGAGAATGAATAGACAGAAGAAAAAGGCAGAGAATACTTGTGATATTGTATTAAGAGCTATTAATAAAGTTAGGCAGGAAGCTATTGTCAGACTTGGGATAGAACCTGTATATCAGATACCTTGTTCTAGAGAAATATGGGAATCTTATTTAATAACATCTATATATCTTAAGAATCCTCCACCCGAAGTACAGTTTATTCATGCCTCTTTGATGATGGCACGAATGTTAACTATGTTAACATCAGAACCTATAGAGGGAATAGAAACATGGTTTATTGATGGAGGGAGAAGGTTAGGAAAGAAAGCAATATCTGCATATTGGACTTCCGAGGGTAAAGAAAAATATGAGTATATAGAAGGCAGTAATCAGCAAGCAGAAGTAAATGCATTACGGATGGCACTTGTAGATGGACCATCAGAAATGAATATTATCACAGATAGTCAATATATCATGAATGTATTAAAACAATATCCAGATAGTCTTTCTGGACTGTGGCAAAAGATAATAGAGTTATTACAAAGTAAAATTAAAATATTTCTAGATTGGGTTCCAGGTCATAAAAATATTCCAGGAAATGTAGAAGTGGATAGAATATGTCAAGAAAATATGATAATAGAAGGAGATGGAATAATAGATAAAAGAGAAGAGGATGCAGGATATGATTTGATAGCACAAGAGGATGTATTTCTTATGAAAGGAGAAGTAAGAATTGTTCCAATAAATGCAAAAATAATGCTCCCTGAAGGAACTTGGGGATTAATCATTGGAAAATCTTCTATAGGGAAGTTAGGTTTAGATGTATTAGGTGGAGTAATAGATCAAGGATATAGAGGAGCTTTAAATGTTATACTTAGTAATTTGACTAGACATGGAGTAAAAATCAGTAAAGGACAAAAAATAGCACAATTAATAATATTGCCTTATGTAACTGAGAGTTTGGAAAAAGGAAAAATGATAATGGATTCACAAAGAGGTGAAGGAGGATTTGGATCAACAGGAGCTTATGTAACACAAATTTCATCATGGATGGATAATATAGAAAAAGCAGAAGATGATCATGATAAGTTTCATAGTGATGTGGTTTATTTAAAACAGCGATTTGGAATTCCTAGACAAGTAGCAGAAGAAATAATTAGAAAGTGCCCATTATGTATGATAAAGGGAGAAGTCTCTTATGGGCAATTAAAAATAGGAGAAGGTATATGGCAAATAGATTGTACTCATTTAGAAAAACTTATATTATTAGTATGTATACAAACCACTTCTGGATTTGTGGTAGTATACAATCTAAAAAGGGAAGATGCTAAAGAGACTGGATTAGCCTTTTTGAATTTGTTTAGCCAATATTATGTCACTGAGATACAAACTGATAATGGACCAAACTTTGCTAATGAGAGGATTACTGGTATTTGTTTTCATTTTGGAATAAAGCATAAGAAGGGAATTCCAATAAATCCTCAGTCTCAAGCATTAGTTGAAAATTTCAATCGAACATTAAAAGTATGGGTAGACAAATTTAAAGAAGTTACTGAAACTTTAGAAGCTGCAGTACAACTTGCAGTTCATGCTCTCAATCATAAAAGAAAGGGTGGATTAGGGGGTATTACACCCTATGAGCTTTATGTACAACAAGAATCTATCAGAATACAAGAACTATATTCCTCTATCCCACACAAATTTTTGAAAGATTCTTGGATTTATTATAAGGATAGGAAGGATAAACTATGGAAAGGTCCCACGCAAGTCTATTATTGGGGTGAAGGAGCAGTATTAATTAAAGATGAAAATAATAAGTATCTTCTCATTCCTAGAAGAAGGATAAGGAGAGTACCTGCTCCTAAAGATCTAACACAAGAGGATGGCTTCAATCAGACAGAACAGGAGAGCAATAATGCCTAGTAGAGATGAGGATCAGGAGGAGTTACAATTGAGGATGCAACAAATGCATTTACAAGATGAGTATTGGCATTTGAATCAATTATTTGTAACTTATCAAATTGGGATTAGGACACCTAGTTTATGGCTTACTAATAAAGATAAATTGGATAAATTCCTTTTGAAGAAAAAGTTAAAACATTTGGAAGATAAGTGGGTAAAACAAATCAGACAAGCAGATGGAATTAAATGGAGTCTGCATACTAGAGAATGGCATACTTCATTGGTTAAAGAATGTGTAGCAGGAACAGGAAATGGATTAAAACTATTTGTTTATATTCATAGTCCTTTATGGAGAGAGTATAGACCAAATTATGATTGGAATCCTAATTGGCCTTATGCAAATTGTTGGATATCAAGGAAATATATGTGGGACTTGGATGATTCTATTAAAATATTATCAAGAAATAGGCCAATGGAAGGATGGCCTCCAGGATGGTTAGGTGTAGTCATAAAAGCATTCTGTTGTAAAGAATGCAAGTATGATTGGAACCCTATGGAGGTCATAAGACAAGATATAGATCCTTGGGATTATTGTGGTGATTGTTGGCTATTTATAGTCATAAGAAACACAGCTCCAGGATCATTACAAAGACTATGTATGTTACAATTAGGAAGACCATTACTGTCTTGGAAATGTAAATCCCAATGTACATTTCTTGATTGGAGGAGAACACCTCTAGATGCATTAGTGATCCAAGATTGCCTACCTTGGCAATGGAGGGTGTGGATGGATTTAACATTATCATTCTAGATGGCTCAAGCTAATCCGATGGATAACGCCTGGATTGGACCTGAAGAAGGAGAAATGTTATTAGATTTTGAAGTGGTAATGATGTTACATGAAGGATCTAATTATCCAGGTATAAACCCATTTAGAGATCCAACCCTGACTCCTGAAAAGAAACAGCAGACAGCGGCATTGCTTCAACCATTGTTGGTTAGAATTAAGCAAAACCTTCTTCAACAAGGTAAGGTAAAAAATTGGGGAAAACAAGATTGGGATAAAATGAGAAGATACAAAGCAGGTGAGCGTGCCTGGATAAAATTTGTAAAAATATTTGGAGGGATACATAACATGCCAAAAGAAGAAGATTTGGGAACTTTTTCAGGAGATATAGATATGATCACCCCACATAGTTATAGGAAAGTTACTTACAATTGGAAAACAAGTCTATGTTTTTTCCTCTTAATAGGATCTGCTATGCTTGCTTATTCTTTGATATTTACTATAATTATTAAGCAGGCACTTGCTCAAGCAGTAACATTAGCTTTAGATCCTCCATGGGTGATTCCATTAAAATATAGGGAAGATATAAACTTCCAATGCATTGGAAATCACCCTGAATGTAATTTGCCTAAAGAAGTTGGAGATTGGAAGCAAAATTTTACTTGGGTATACCAAACTCCAATAAATGAAACAATAGGATTAGAAATATATGCACAAGAAATAGCTGCAAAACTATGGCAACAAGTATTTTTACAATGCAAGAAAGGTCCAAGAGACCTAGATACTGCTATTAAATATTGGATATGCTTCTATGATACTGCTATAAAATATTTGTTAGGATATGAACATATTCAACTATGTCCATTAGGAGGGTATTTAGTGTATGATAATACTACCAAAGAAATATCTATGTGTACTCCACCATTATCGTTGAGACTGCTGAATTTTACATTATCACAAGAAAAATGGGAACAGGAACCATTTACTGATATAGTGTGGTTTGGAAATAAAGCCTTGAATACTACAGTGAATAATATTACACAGGTTCAAATAAATGTAACTATGGTGTGTAATGTTATAGTACCAGAACAAGTGGGAAAGAAAAAAGGGAGATTCCAATTTTATAATGAATTCTTAGGACCTTGGGGAGGAGGAAGATTTCAAGAGATTATAGTAAGATATCAAGATTGGGTTAATATTTCAGATCCTATCCTGGATTTAAATTGTTCAGGGATTCCAGGAGTGGATTTTAATCATACAGAAGGAAATTATACGTGTATACACAATAAAACCTATCAAGAGGGAGATATTTGTACTCAACCTGAATTTATAGCACCCTGCTACAATAGTAATTACTCTATTCCTTTAGTAGTACATTGTAAGTTGCATAATGAAAATATAACTGGTACAGTTCTTCAAGTCATGAGATGTAGAGGAATGAAGGATTTAGATTTAAGAATAGCAGGTGAATTTGTAACATTAAATCTAACATTGGTCAAAGATCCATTTTTAGACTACTTAAGAAATCAGGTTAATTATACATGTACTTTGAATGGCACATTCTGGGTTTATAAATCTAACAAACCAAAATGGGATACAAATGAAACCATATATGCTCCAGTATCTAATTTTACAGATGATAGAGTGGTTTGGGGAGCATACAATTCAATTTTATATCAATTCTATGCCTTGCAAAAATTTAAGTTACTTAAAAAACCTGTGGCTACAATTATGCCACCGGTTAGAGAGCCCCATAGACGACAAACAAGAGAATTAAGACAAAAAAGAGGACTAGGATTAACAATTGCTATTGTAGGAGCAGTCACTGCTGGAATGATAGGGACAACCACTGGCACTGCAGCCCTGGCGGTATCCGTGCGACTCAAGGAGGTAATGCTCCAACAGGCTCATATTAATGAACAGGTTTTGGGTGCGCTCCGGATTGTCCAGAGGAGACTGCAAGATGCAGAAAGGTTTATCCTATCATTGCATCAGCGAGTAACTAAAATAGAAAGATTTTTAGAAATTCAATATCAATTGCAAGGAATGTGTCCATTCAAGGATATTTGTCAATTGGATATGAATTTTAATTTTACTGATTATAATGATTCTTGGCCAATGGGTAGATGGGCAGAGCAAGCGGAAAAGGATTGGAGAGAGTTTCAATCATTGATAGATAATGCCACCAGGAGTAATGAAAATCTTAAAACAGATTTAACAAAGTTAGAGGTTTTGGACTGGTTCTCATGGTTCCCGATTAATTCGGTATTCTCAACGATATTTAGTTTGATTATTATAATTATAGTAGTTGTATTAGCTAGACCCTGCTTAGAAAACTGTATTAAAGGTTTCTTTTCTATGTTAAAGGGATATCGGCCGATAAAATTGCAGATGGTAGAGATCCCCCTGGAAGGAACTACCCAAGAAGAAGAAGGAGAAGAAGAAGACAACGAAGATGGAGGAGAATCATGTCAGACCTGGAGGAGCGATTTGAACAATTGTTTGGGAAAGAAGAAAAGCCTAAAGGGACTCAATATGCATCATTAAAAGAAGAAAGGGTGGACTGGGAAGAGATTAATTTAGAGGCTGAAAGTTTAGAAGAACTAGATCTCATATAATCGTTGGCTGTAAGAAAGAAATATAGCTTTAAGAGTGACGCAAGTAACTAGCTTAACCGCAAACCGCAGATAAAACCCACATCCTATAGAAATGACAGTAAGAACCCTTTAAAAGCCTGCAACTTAGTCTGTAAGGGGTCTGTCTCTTAGAGCAGATCCTCAGGTATGCTTTAATAAAGAGTCTTGAGAGTGAACCTTGGTGGCTACCTGAGTTTTATGTGGGGTTTCTGTTGAGGGTCCGGGCCAGAAACTCTGCA